GCTGACCGTACCCGTGCCCGGCTGGACGGGCAGGCCGGTTCCGGTGTCAAGGTAGGCCACCAGCCGCTGGCTCGACTGTGCGACGTCGGCACCGCCGGTGACCGCGCTCGCCTGGAAGATGATGAGCGCGTGGTCGATGGCGCTGGCCGTGGTGGTGATGCTGGTGTTGGACGCGTCCACCACGCCGCCCGAGACGGTGACCGAGGACAGCGCGGCGCTGGTGCCGTTCAGTGTGCCGGTGGCCACCACGTCTGAGACCGTGACGTCCGCGGCGTCGTAGGTGTAGCCGCGCACCAGGGCGGCCTTGAGCACGGCCGTGTCGAGATCGATGGCCCCGGTGAGCAGGCCATCGATCGCGGCGGGAAAGACGGCGTTCGTCACTTCGGCAGGGTCGCCTTCCGGGGACGGGTCTTCGGCTTGGCGTCTGGGCCCTCGGTGGAGTCCACATTGCGCACGCCTTTGTCCGGGGTGCGCGGGGCGTCCTCGTCGATCGGCTTGTCCTGCTCGTTGTCGGTGGTCTCGTCGTCCTGCTCGTAGAGCGCGCGGCCCTGGTGGGTCTCGGGCTGCTCCTCGCTCTCCTGGCCGACGTCGGCGCGGCCCTCGTCGAGGGCGATCTCCACCGGCGTGCCGGGCTCGGCGATGAAGTCCGGATCGACGAGCTTGTTGCTCACGCCACCCTTGGTGATCTTCGGCATGATCGTGCTCCCTTCGTTGATCCGGACTTCATACCCAGAATCAGGACGCGATAAGTACAGCGCCTTCGGTCAGCGGCACCCACGTGGCGTACCACGTGATCGCGCCATCCGGGCCGGTGCCCGTGGTGGTCTGGGTGATGTCGCCCGTGCTGATGACGTACGGCATCAGCGGTGGTGCACCCTTGACGAGGGCCGGCGCGGCGGCGGTCGCCGGCCGGAAGCCGATGACCGTGCCGACCGTGGTGTCCGTGGTACCGAGGTCGCCGGTGGTGCACAGGTCCACCGTGTCGCCGGCCGTCGGATCGGCGGACAGCTTCACCGTGTCAGCCACCGTGATGGCCGTGGTGACCACGCCCCAGAGGGCGGTCACCAGCACCTGCCCGCCGGTGACCGAGAAGATCGTGCGCGTGTCGGCCGCGAACGCGCCGGACGCGGACGAGACCGGTCCCTGGCCGAGCACCTGCGAACGGAAGGCCGCGCCTCCCTGGACGTTGCTCATGCCGTCACCGACCGAAGGTTCTGCGGGGCGCGCTGGACGGCGAGATCGTGGAGAACGGCCAGGGTTGTGCCCGCACCGTTCGCCGTGCACTTCACGTACGGCTTACCGTCCGGGCAGGTGGTGGCCAGGATCTCGATCGCCACGAAGTCCTCGGTGGCGTCGGCCGCAGAGAAGACCTCCGAGGCCGGGCTGACCGCGGTGCGGTGCCAGACCCCGCCGGACGTGTCCGCGCTCGCGCCGTAGTAGTGATCGATCACGTCGGGCGTAACCGCACCCGTGCCCGCGGCGTCGGCCGCGAACGTGATCGTGAACGTGGTTGCGCCGTCGACTTCGTGGCCGAAGAACGTGACGCCCGCCGCATCCTTCAGGCTGACGTACACATCGTTCGCCGGGTAGACGGCGTTGTAGAGACGCCCGAGTGCTTCGCTCATCATGGTGCGTTTCTCCTACCTGCTACCGGGATCCCTCTCGGGTGCCGGTGGCTCATCCCTACTCCCCTGGTGGGGTGCGGGTGCGGGTGGTGCTTCCTGACCTGCTTCGAGCGATCCGCCCCTCGCGGTAGCGACGCCTGTTCCCGCAGGTCAGGAAGATCAATCAGGCGCGCGTCGCCAGGTTGACGAACGGCGAGAGGGTGGGGCCGCCGTTCTGCGGGGTGACGGCGGACAGCACCGAGGGGCGGCCGTCGTTGCGCTGGATCGCGCGGATGGTGGTCTGGTCCGAGGTGAACTTCACGTGCGCCGAGGTCTCGATGCTCAGCGCCTCACGGTCGCCGATCATGTACCGGTTGAGATCCACGAACGAGATGTCGCCGACCGTGCCGAGCACGCCCGGCGCCTTCTCCGTCATGATCACCGGGCGGCCGAGCAGGGTGAGCTGGGGCGTGCCGTGGGCGTCGGTCAGCCAGACCGCGCTGCCGCCGGTGCCGACGTTCAGCGCCATGGTGGCCAGTTCGAAGAACGCGTCCTGCGTGACGATCCACACGGCCGAGCCGAGCGACTGCGGGAGCATCCGCGCGTACATGCGCAGGACGTTCTCCCACTGGATGGTCGCCGCGAGCTGGCCGGACTCCTTGGCCACCGAGATCAGCGCCGGGTTGGCCGCGTTCAGCACGCCGAGGGGCTCGCCGGCGCCGGTGCCGGTGAGGAAGTCGAGGTCTTCGTACCAGGCCATGGCCGTGGGCAGGTTGGCCATCAGCCAGGCGGTCAGCGCGCCGCGCGTGTCCTTGATCACCTCGTTGGTGATGTAGGCCAGGGCCGTCTGCTTGGTGGCGTCCAGCTTGATCCTGGCAAACTTCGCCTGGCTCTCGACGAACTCCTCGCCCTCCTCGGTGCGGTAGACGACGATGCCGCCGAAGACCGTGGACACGTTCGAGGTGGCGTCCACCGTGGGGAAGGACAGGGTGGGCGTGCCCATCGGGATCACCTGCGCGCGCGGGCGCACGATGGCCTTCTCCAGGGCGACCGTCATGATCTCGGTGCGGAACTCCTCCGGCACCAGGAAGCCGCCGTCGGACGGCACCTTCTCCTGGTAGGCGTTGAGGATGCCCATCTTGGCGTCCATCGCCTTCATGTCCCCGAAGCGGGCGTTGCCCTCCAGCCGCCGGTTCCACACGGTCTGGACGAACTCGCCGAGGTCGCCGAACGTGCCGTCCAGGCCGGCGCCGGGGGCGAGCCGGTTGTGCTTGACCTTCTTGCCGGCGGCAAGCGCGGGGCGCGCGTTGTCCGGCTTGACGCCGTTGTCCTTCAGGAATTCGGTCAGCGCGGCCTGAGTGAGTTCGGTGACCTGCTTCTGCAGGTCGGCCGAGTCATCCGTCTGGGCCTTCACGTACGCCTGAAGCGAGTCCTTGAAGGTGCCGTCGTTCATGGCCGTGGTGAACTTCTCCGGGCTGTCGAGGCCGGAGACGAACTCTTCCCAGTCGGCCGGAGTCTTGGGCAATGCAGGCGCGGTCATCGGGCGAATACCCCCTTGGTGAGATTCAGCAGGTCCGCGGGGTTCCACGCGACCGCAGGTGCGGGATCATCTTCCACCGGTTCCGGTGGAAGGGTCAATGTTGCAACGATGCTACTGGGCATGCGGTCTACCCAGCCGGACAGGCGCGCGGCGACCTCGTCCTCGTCTTCCTTGGCGAGATCCAGGATCTCGTCGGCCAGCCCGGCGTCCACCAGCTCCTGGCCGGTGTACCACGTGCCGTCCTCGCCGTTCTCGGTCATCTTCGCGCGCCAGTGCTCGGCATCCTCGCCCGCCTTGTCGGCGTACATCTCCGCGATGGTGCCGCTCACCTTGTCGAGCAGGTCGGCCGTCTGACGCAGCGTGCCGCCGTTGCCGTAGGTGTAAGTCATCGCGTCGTGGATCATGCCGAAGGCATGCTTCGGAACACGCACCGTGTCCCCGGCCAGCATGATCACGGAAGCGGCCGAAGCAGCCAGGCCGTCCACCGTGACGGTAACGATGCCCGAGTGCTGAGCGAGCAGGCTGTAGATGGCCGTGCCCTGGAAGACGTCCCCGCCGCCGGAGTTGATCCGCACGTGGATGGGCTTGGGGCCGACCTGGGCGAGCAGCTCGGCCACGCCGGCAGCCGTGATGCCCTCACTCCAGAAGCCTCCGCCGATGCTGCCGTAGATCAGCAGCTCCTGGCCGAGGTCGGTCGAGTTGCGCAGAGCGAGGCCGGGCATGTCCGCGGCCGGGATCGCAGGATGGGTGGACTCGACCAGGGCGACCGCGGGCGCAAGGGCCTGCACGAACGCGCGCTTCCTGCGGTTGATCACTTGCCAGCCTTCCGTTTGACCACCTTGCAGCGGCACGTGTTGCCGTACTCCGCACCCACGCACTTGATGTAGCCACGCCCGCCCGGGTAGTCCGCGTACGCCGCGGCCCGGTTGCGGTAGGTCTTGTTCCGGTTCTTCTTGCAGGGCTCGCAGATGTTCTCGTCGACGTGGGCCTTGACCGCCCAGCGCATGGCCAGCTCGATCAGGCTCACGTGATCACTCGGCGCTGATTATGCACGTTATGCAGGGTGCTGGGCATCGGCGGAAGGGACGGCATCACGCAGTTC